AGCCACTGCCATTCGCAACCTCGTTAATCCCACTATTTGCATAAGCAGTTGTTGCTGCGCCCAAAGAAGCAGAGCTTGTAAAAAGTGCAATTTTTATTGTGTCGCTGTCTAAATCATGCAGCCCAAGCATAACATCTCGTTTAAACTGGGTGCACATCGCTTGTGAAATCGCCATTAGATACCTCCATTGTATTCGGCCGTGTAATCTCTTGCCATTTCCTGCTGGAATAGCTGGATAGCCTCATCAAACTGTGCCTTATACAAGTTTAACGTCTCTGGTGCTTTTAAGAAAGAAGAACTTTCATAAAGGCAAGCAGAAAGCAAGAGATTATCTGCATTATCTCCAATCCAACTATTTGCATTTCCAGAAGACAAACCTGTCTCTGGAGCAATAAAATCAACTTGATATGCTATTGCTGCATCTGGAGTTGGAGCCAAAGTTATTATAGTTCCTGATGTTGTAGCATTTTTTGTGCTATACATTTCAGGAGTTCCTTGAGTCGTTGAGTTAGGCCAGTAATCTCTCAAATAAGAATCAATTCTATGGTCAAGATAAGAATTAACATTTGCAATTGTAATTGAAACTTGCCTAATCATTCGAGCATTGGCTACTGTATAATCAACAGTCCCTTGAACTAAATTTCCAGTTGATAAAGACCTAAAGCATGGAAGATTAGGCAATCTCTGAAATATTATTTCTTCAGCTTGAGTTATTATTGTTGGAATTGCAGCAACAAACTCTGTGCCGTCATCCTCCATAAAACTCTGTATGTTGCTTACAAGTGTAGTGTAATTCATTACTCACCCCAACCTTCACTGCCCCATGTTGACTGTCCCCAGCCAAGAACTTGTGGAACTTCAGTTCCAACTGCGCCAGTTCCAGCATTACCAGATTCAACTACACTAAGATGAATTGTCTCATCATTAGTTTCTCCGTGGTTTCCTGTTGCGCCAGTTCCAGCTACGCCAGATTCATTAATAGAACTGTCGAAAGCTACAGTTCCAACTGCTGCAGTTCCAGCAACACCAGCAACACCAGCACCAGTTATTCCAGTTCCAACATTACCAGTTCCAGCAACACCAGCTTCATCAATTGAGCCTTCAAATGTTGCAGTTCCAGCATTACCAACTCCAACTGTTCCAGATTCTATAATAATAGACTCAAATGTTATGTCACCAACACCGCCAACACCTTTCATTCCAAACCCAGGCCTTGTTCTAGGGTCTGCAAAAATGTCGTAACTGTATCCAACTGCAAAAATCGTTAGCTCTTGGTCATTATCTGGCCTTGGCTTAAACAATGCGGTTGCATCAACAACATTTTTAGCTGGTGTCAGCTGTGGGTGCTTAGGATCAAACTCAGAAGGCTCAACACGCAAGCCATCCCACTGAGTTACAAGTGAAGTGTATGGGATTTCAAACCCAGACTGGTCACTTATAGCTTTAGATTTTTTGCCTGTTGCGTGTTTAATTGCCATTATGATAAATTCATCGCTGTTGGTCTAATTCTCATTGTCACACCGTCATTGTCTGTTGATGCAGCAAACTCAAATGACTTTTCATAAACTTGTTCTAAAATTTGATAACGATCTGGCGCAAACTTTAAAGCTAATTTACTTGCAAGACCTGCACAGATACAATCTGACCACCGATAAGGAATATCAGGATCTTGAGCTGATGCAGTGACATCCTCAAGTTGGTTTATTGACCAGTAAACAAGACTATAGTCGCTTGTGTCTGGAACCTGCCAGACATACAGATTTGGAGTGTATTGCTTATCAAGCATATACTGGCTTGGCTTTCCTGATGATGTTTTGTCAGGGAGCTGGTTATAGTCAGCAATACTTATCCTGTTTAAAACAGTATCTGTCGTTGATGTTCCAGAGGTGTCTCGAATAACAACATCTATTAAATCAATAGTTCCTACTGGCAGAGTATATGGAGTTGTCTGGCCATTAACGAGGATTAATGTGTTATTTTGAACAGCCCAGTAATTAATACCACGATTTGCCCACTCACTAAATAGTAGGTTTAAACTCCTGCGAGCAGAAACTGCTTGGTCACCAGTTCTTGTTTGAGCGTCAATTCCACAACGCTCATAAGATTCTGTTATTATCTGCTCAACATCAGGTCTAAATGCTACTGTTCCAGAGGTTGCCATTCAACTATCCTAATATTGCTTGATTGCCCTAATAACGATTTGATAAGTATCACCAGCAGCACCAGCACCAGTAGTTGTAAAATCTACATCTCCAGTTCCATTTGCTCCATAAGATGAAGTTGCAGGTAACCCACCAAATCTAGAAAAATCTTGATAGCCAGACTGGTTTTCATCAAGGTGCAGAACCATTATATCAACGTCAGCATCAGCAAGAACTTCTGCAGTCATGCCTTTGATTACCCACCAACACTCTACAATTCTAACTCCGCTACAAGTATCGCCATTAGCACTTTTTTCTAAAGAAGAAACATCAATTTTATTTACTGCGCTTTCATTGCCTCCATCCACATATTGATACTGGAAAGAAAAGACGCACTCTCTTGGATTGTCTATAATTTTTACTACTTTGGTTAAATCAGCCATATCTGGATCCTTTTACATGAGTAAAAGGCAGGGATAATAAACCCCTGCCTAAAACCATTAGCCATTAGCATAATCGACATTCATGCCAGTAATGCGGATCCAAATTTTACCTGCTGTATACGCAGCATTTGTAGCCGCCCCTGCAACAAGATAGACATACTTTTTAGACAAAGCGGCCATAACAGCGCCAGAATCAACAGCGTTATAATAACCTAAAGTAAGATCTCCGTTGTTCATCATCTGGGTTGTGGTAGTAGGCGCAGTGCCTCCAGACGTTGTTCCAGTGGCAGAGATATCTACGTTAATATCTGGATCACCGCCTGTTGGGACTTCTACGCAACCAAACTCAAGAAGAATAGGGATTCCATTAACTTCTTTAGTTAATTCTGCGATATAAGCATTAGCTTCAGTTCCGTCACCAATAACACGATCCACAGAAGCAGAGCCGTCAAAGCCACCATGAAGGTCAATAAGAATTGAAGTTACAATGGTTCCACCAACTTTGTTAACAAAAGTGTTGATGGCAGCATCAGGAATGCCAGATCCATGAGCGTTAGGAGTAATTCCGAAAATAGTAGCACCAGTGTCTAAACTAGCGTTGTTTGCTCCAGCAGCAGTGGCTGTTCCTGAGAAACCATTTGTGTCAACAACATTGTTAACGCCAGAAGTTGCAACAGTCTGAAGCTCGAACTGTTTTTGAGCCACAGTTCCAGTAGTAACATTTTTAGTAATTTGTTGAAAGCCGTTTTCCGACCGTACTGGGCCGTTAAAAGTTGTAGTACCCATGTCAATCTCCTGTCTTGGGTGTGTCAGCCGAAGCTGTCAGGATAAAATGGGGAGAAGTTTCCCTCTCCCCACAATTATTAGGCTGCGCCACCAGTTCCAAAAACGCCACGCCAATCGGTGAAACCGAAGGAATAACGCTCACGAACTTTGTAACGAACATTGCCTGTTTCGAAGTCACCTTCCATGCCCTTTTTAAGAGGAGAGCGTTGGAAATGCTTCAAACCATCAGGAACATCAGTTGCAATAAAGAATGCATCTGAATCTGTTAGACGGCGCATTACGTGATAGCCTTTTGGCAAGTAGCCGCCAGCGCGAATCGCGTTAATGTCGTTGTCTGCAGTTCCTGTGCGAAGCTGAGACTCAAGCAACCGCTCTGCTGTGAAAGCATAGGCAGTTGGGATAACCAGCATCTGACCTTGAGCAGCAACACGGAGGCCACGCTCATCTTTCATGTCAGAAATCTGAATTAACATTTGCTCAAGTGAAGTTTCAGACAGATCAGCGGCAGTTGCCAATGCATTCGACTGGCTACCTGTTCGGGTAACGTGATCAGTCGCACAAAGGGTTTTACCATCGCCACCAAGTACACCAGAACCAGAGAAAGCATTATTAAGGACATTTGCAGCCTTAATTTCTTTGGTTGAAGCCATCGAACGAGCGAGGGCTTTAGTGTAGCGAGAAGCGATAGAACCATACTGTCCATCTTCTTCAGCTTCTTCTGTGATTGAGAAAGCTAAGGCAACGGTCTCATGTTGATAGCGAGCTGTCCATTGCTGGGAAGCTGCATCATAAGAAATTGCTGCGCCTTCATTCTTCACAGGAGCGTTACCAAAACCTTCCAATAAGACATCTTCTTCAAATGCTTTTTGGGAAGTGTTAGCAGAAAATACCGCTGCATATTCTGCAGGGTATGTGTCGTACTCAAGACCGAAAAGAGTATTCAATCCAGGCTCAAGCATCTTAGCAAAGGCTGCTCTATTCATAGCCATTGTTCATACCCTCCGGTTATATGCCAGCGACATTTGTGCCAAGAAGGTGCTCATTGATAGTGACCTCCATGACAGCATTTGCGCCGAATGAATTCTCTGGTGCATCATAAAGAGCAAGGATTTTGCAAGAAGCGATTCCTGCGGCCATCGTTCCACTTAATTCAAAGCCAGATTGTCCTGTGGTTGTTGAGCCAGCACCTGCAACAA